CAGTTCTGAGGAGCGTAGTTGGATCAGTCAGCCGCTGTGCGCTAACGCCAGCACCGCACTTGTCACTAAGGTGGTTAGGGCAGGTATGCACCCGTATGGTGTCAATGTGAAGGTGCTCAAGTGGGCGTTTCCATGTAGCTCTATTGAGCTTGCGAAGCGTGAGACTTATGATGTGGTTCTGGTGTGTCGCATACTGCGCAAGCTTAAGGCCAAGATTCTTCCCAAATTACTTAGGGCCTGCATGGGCTTGGGCAGCCAGATGTTCTCCAGGCTTGGTATGGCCTACGTCAGCTGTGAGGAGGGCAGACGCATGGTTACCTCTGCGCTTTGTTTAGGGCTCTGTTCTAGAGGGATCAGTGGCTGGCAGACGGTCATGAAGCCTGCTCATGCTATATGGCGCACGAGCGGGCGCAGCTGGTCGCCCGTGCTCTGCATCCCCGATGGGCTGAGAGCTGATAGGCTTATGTATGCCAATCTCCTTACTGGACGGTATGATTTTAAGGAGCTGGATGTGTTCTCTGAGATTGAGAGTCGGAAGGAGCTCAACCCACCGAAAATTGTGGCTACGAGCTCTGGTGATGATCCTAACATGTTCCTTTCTGTGCTGAGAACTGCGCTCAATGAGGATTTGGAGCTGGCTGGGAGTGCTATCGCAAAACGCGGCCGTAGCACGCTGCATGATGTCCTCGCAAGGTATGGTCAGTATGCGGCGGGCGGTAGCTGCAAGCGGTTGCGTGGTGCCCTGCGCGTTGAGTGGCGGGGCACCGAGCATGAGGTCGACAATCCGAACAAACTGGCTTGGTTGGCCAGCCTCAGCCCCGATGAGGTTGTGCAGGTCTTCATGGAGATCGCTGAGGGCGACGTCAAAACGACGGGTGTCCGGAAAACTGAGAGCGGTAAGCTGCGCATGCTCTTGCCCGGTCCTGAGGCCCACTGGCTTGTTGAGACCCTTGCGCTCCTGGATGCTGAGAGCCAGGTCTTCAGGCAGCGGGATGAGATAGAGCTCGAGAACACCCGAGGTACTGATCTTGTGCACTTGATGGATCGTCTGAGTTGGGTCGGAAAGCGGATGAATGTTGCTGCAGAGGATTTTGATGATTTTAATATTCTACAGGATTTAAGCAGCATGGC